TCGTCTGATTCTAATACTTTTCTTGTGAATTGTTCGCGTGCCTCAACATAACTACATTCTGCTTTAGATTTACAAAAGAACAGTATTTCTCTTGTAAATTTATCTGAGCCTAGTTTAGCTACGTCCTGATTTAATTGATCGTTTGAGCCGTAATATGTCTGCCAGTCTGAGTCTATTTTAGATTTGATGCGTTTCTTTTTTTTGGTGCCGTTTTTTAGTTTGATAGTTTTGTATGTTGTTTTAGAAAATTTACTTAGTTTTTTGCCTATATATTTTTTGCCTGTGACTGTATTAGCAATGAGGTAAACAAAACCTATACAGTCCTCGGGTAATTCATTAATTTTGCTACCTTGATATGTCCAGGACATTGATCATTTAGCAGCCTTTGCTTCCTTACGTGCATTTTTTTCTGCGGTTATTTCGTTGCGTCGAGTCTTTACAGCCTTGGCCATTTCGGCTAGAGCTTTTCGAGCCCTAGTTCCTGCTGCTGCATTTCCGCTGGTAAATTTTTCGTCTTCTTTGAGAAATTCTTCAAATAGTCTTTGAAGTTGTGCTGTTGTTGTGTCCATGTTTTTTTCCTTTAGGTCTTCCTGGTTTACCTTTATTAGCTGCTTTCCAGGCTTTTAATTCTTCTTTTTTACGTTTCTTTTCTATTCTAAAATTTTCTAAATTTTCATAATATGCCGCAACGCTTGCTCGCCATAATTTCCTTTCTAGCTTAATCATAGCTTTTATGGCTTGGCTGAATGCCCTTGCCGGCCTTTGTCCACCTCGTCTTAAGAACAGATGATGGTAGTTATGCAAATTTACAGCATGTTCCAAATATTCTGAATATAAGGACTTATAATACTCTAACTTTTCATTCGACATAGTCTACATCTGTGGAATATGAGGTAAAACCGTTTTCTTTAATTACTCGTAAAACGTTATTCACTCTGCCTACAAGTTCATCTTTATGACTAATAAGGTATATATTTTTATTACGGTCTCTAGACATTTTTTTTAACACAGCTAGTGCAGCTTCTACACCCGCTGAATCCATGCCTGCATCGACTAGCTCATCTATGAATAATAAGTTAATACTTTGATACAGTCCTTCCCATACATCTCTAAAGGCAAAGCTCATAGATAAAATAAGTCTATTACGTTCTCCCCGTGATAAATTATCAAAATCGAGATCCTGTCCTAGCTGAGTAATTTCTACGTTAAGGTCATTCTGAAACTTAACTTGATGTGGTAAGCCTAGTTTATCTATATAATAACCAAGGCGCTTGTTAAGATATGTTAAGTTTTGATCAATAATACGTTTACGTATGAAACTATCTTTATTTGTTAACAATTTGTATAAAAATTCTTGATGCTCGCGCAGTTTAACCAGATCATTTACCTTGGTCCAATCTAATTCTTGTATGGCAGTCTGTTGCAGTTCTTGTATCTGCTCTTGATACGGATTTATTTCGGATGCCTTATCTAGCAAATTCTTTTCTAAGTTGGCTAAATTATTTTTGTGACCTAGTGCTTCTGCCTCAGTATCATAAAAGGTGTTTGGTTTTGGACCCTGTTTAGCAATTTTTTCAATTTCATTAATTACCAGTCCTAGGTCATTAACTACCTTTAGAGCATATGTCTCTGCTTCTACTTTGTGATTGAGAGCATCAGCTAGCATTTCTTCATGTTTATGATCATGAAGTTCTTGTTCGCAGGCATGACATCGTTTATCTTTTAATTTTTCGACTTCAGATGTGTATCTTTTAACAGTCTTTTCGGCCTGTATTACAGCATTTTCTAATGTAGCCTGTTGTTTACGCAGTCCTGTTAATTTTGCATCGTTGTCTAACCATACCTTTAGCGCAGAATGAGAATTCAATTCGGACTCAATGTCTACCGATTCGAGATTTACAATTGCTCGACCTAGACTTTCTAATTCTTGATCATGTTTATTTTCCCATGCAGATGATTTTAATCCAAGACTATCTATACTTTTTTGAACATTCTCATTAGCTGCTTTAATTGCTTCTATTTTTGCTGTCTCTTGTTGTATTTGATCTTTTGTATCTTTAATTAAATTTTTAAGATTTTCTGCCTTTTCGGAAAGCTGAGTAATGCCTAGTAATTGTTCGATTACCTCTCTTTGATCTCCTGCCCGCATACTAAGAAACGGTTCGGTATAGGTGTTTAAGGCTACTAGATGCTTAAACATTGTATGACTCATTTCTAGCATGTCTTCGATGCTTTTTTGTGTCTCCCTGCTATCTCCTTGACTCTCGTCTTCAGCCTCATCGTTTTTTAATTCTGTGTCGTTGACAAACAATCTAAGGATGTTTGGTTTACGGCCTCTTTCAATTCTATATCTGTTTCGATTTTTTTCAAACTCTACAGTGACTAACATATTTTTACCGTTAGTCTTATTGATTAGATTTTCTTTACGAATGTTTGTCAATGCCTGTCCGTATAAAGCATAACTTAGTGCATTAACAATGGTAGTTTTGCCTGTACCATTTCTTGATCCGGTGTCGTCACCTCCTAGATCTAGGTTAGATCCAAGCACAAGTGTTAGATGTTCTTTGTCAAAGTTAACAGCCTGAGTTTGGTTACCCACACTCATAAAGTTTTTTACAGTTAAATTATTAAGATGGAACATTATAGATTATTGTATATTTCAATTAGAGTATTTTTATTAAATTGACCATTGTCCAGATTCAGTAGCTGCTCAGAAACGATTTGATCCACACTTTCGAATACAGCATCTGGGTTATCTTCATAACTTCCTTCAAGGTTTGACTTGTCTTGAATTAGACTAATTTCTCTAATATCGTATTCAGTCATAAAAGTTTCTTTAATAAAGTTCGCTTCTTCAAAACTAATATCAATATCTAAGTTAACCTTTAGGTGCATTTTAGATTTCATAACTTCTGTTTTGCGATCAATAAGATCACTCAGAGTGATGGTTCTATACTTAGGACAATCTGGCCAATCATGAAACTCTGGTTTGCCTCCCCATTCTAAAATCATCATACCGCGTTCGTCGTCCCAAGTGTCCGAAAAATTATGCGGAAAGGTATTACCGATATAGATGACTTTGTCTCGTTGTTGGCGTTTATGGAAATGTCCACTGAAAACATAGTCTGGATGTTTAAAATGATGACTCTGTAGTTCACCATGATCGGGCATTTGAACCATAGCATTCATGTAAAATAGGGGGAGTTCAAAATGACCAAATATATATTTGCTCTTGATCTTTTCTATGGTCTTCCATTCATCGCCTACTAACCATGGGACAAGAGTAACTCCGCCAAGTGTTGTTACAGATTCTACCACAGTTACACCTGGAATATGTCTTCCAAATGCTGAACTATGAATATCACGTTTATCTTTATAATATAAATCATGATTGCCTGGAAACCAGAAGAATTGGTCGAATGCCTTACCTAGTTTTTCCAAACAGCGTAGACTTGTATCTAGTGTAATCAAGTTTAGGCTGTTTCTATTGTGACTCCAGTCGCCGAGAAATATACCAGTGTCACAACCGTTAGCCTGAGCAGTCTCTATATACCAATCTACAAATTCTTCACAATCTTTCAGATGAGTTGTTGAGTTTGATTTTAGACCAAAATGAATATCAGTAAAACAGGCAACTTTTTTAAACAGGTTCATACTATTCTCCTACAAGAAGTATAGCAGATACATAATCTAAAAGTCAAGCCTTTGCCTCTTCATCTTCTGTCTCATCGGCGTCCTCAACTTCCGCATCTTCACTTTTTGGCATTCTAAGATTTTTATAAAGTTCTGCCTGTCTAGCAGTTTCTTCAGCATATTCGTGTGCATTTTGTCTAGTTGAACTAGGTGTTAGTCCAGCTTCTTCTAGCATATCATCTCTGATGTTTTGATTTTTCTTTTCGATGTTGAGGATACGTGTGAATGAATTAGTAACCGCAGCAGTATAATAGGCAAATGGGTTTTCTGATTTGCTTTCATCAAACTGTAGCCCGATTTGACTAAGTTGTAGAATAGCCTGTCCTTTCATTTCATCTATATAGGTATATCCTCTCCAGTTGCTGCGCTGTGCATAACGTTCTGATAATTTGATAAACATGCGGCCTAAGCCTTCGGTAATTCTACCATGTTCTTTGCTGAATTTTCCAGTCTTCATTCCGCCACGCCAGTGACTTTTACCTATACAAACTAGTTCATCCGAGTCGTTAAACTTCCAATGTTGGAATGGAGGAAAGTTAACTTTTTCATGACTATCTGCGGTAGTTTTTGTAGTTTTTTTACGACCCGGTGCAAGGGGTATATGATCGAACGTCATTATACGTATGACAATGTCTGTTTTAGCAATAGATTT